CGCGCATCCTTATTCGCGGACGCCCGATCTATGTCGAAAGTACGGTAAAAGGTTTCATCCGCTACCATTCTGTTTATCTCTTTATTCATAAATCACCTTTCTTCCGGAATCTCCCATAAAAAAAGGAGACACCGGCCACTAATAAATGTTGCCGAAAGTCTCCAAACTTTCTTACCCACCTTTGGGCGTTCATTCCCAAAAGTGATGCTAATAATTTTATACGCTTCGCCCTGCTTCCGCAGCACTTCCCCACGGGGTTCCCACCCGTGAAGCGATTATAGATTAGAACGAAAGGTCTATTTTTGTCAAGCACTTTTATTTGATCTTTCCGGCCACGTCATGCCAAGTGATTGTAATTTTAGTTCTACTATCGTTTTGATCATCTGCCCTCGTGCTTTTATTTGTCCGGTTAATAATTTATCGGTGTTTCGGACTTGTGACATCTCATTATAAAGCTGCGTCAAAATTTTTAGCCCAAAGGCACAAAATTCGTCTAAGCTCTCATCATTTTGAGCCAAAAGATGTAATGCGCTGATATCTTTTTGAAATTGTTCTTCTACCATACAGTTTTTCCTCCTTATGTAACAATCCAACCGACTATCCCTAACCGGCATTAAGGGACGCAACTGCCTCTCTGGAATCTGTCCTAGAAAATGTGACCGATCGGTCACAAAATAATCCCATCAATTTTCTACCATGGTAGAATGGAGACTCAGGTAGACAGTGTAGAGGGTTTAGGCGTTTTGCATATAAACTTTTTATATTTCATTTTTTATTTTTTACCTTTTTATATATATATACTATCTACACTATCTACCTTATAAGAAAAATAGTATAATAATATAGTAATATTAATAAGATAGATTGGTAGATAGTTTTTAATAAAGTATCTACCAACTATCTACTAACTGTCACTCTCCACATTCTTTGAGACGGATGTCTCGATAATAAACTTTGCCATCAATTTTGACTTTTGTATATTTTCCGTGAAGTTGCTTGCCGAACCAAGTTCCGGACGGTTCATTCTTCCCGACGTTATCGTGATACCACTCGATGAAACGATTGTAGAGAATTGAGGCCTTCTCCCGAGCCAATGTCTCTTTGATGCAGCACTCATCGAGGAAATCGCCGATAAGATCCTCGTTTCGACGATATTCTTCGGTGGACTGTGTCACTTCCAAGGGCGGTTTGATACCATCCCTTTGCCACTCAAGGCAGCCTCTCACAAGCCACGCGAGAATTCCGGAAGCCTCTTCGCGGACCTGTTTGTTGAGGTCCAGTATGGCTCGGCGTTCGTATCTCTCCCTGGGCTCCCTTTTTACGAACGATATATTGAAAGGAATTAGATGAATACGATTCCAGAAAGCTTGGTCATTTGGCGGGGCCTGCGGTTGGGTGTTCGTCATAAGGATCAGCTTGTGTGTTGGTGAAAACCTAGTTTCCATTTTATCATACGGACGCCGTCCAACAAGCTCATCATTGCCGGTGAGCCATTTGATCTTTGCCGCGCTGAAGCGCTGGTTCTCGTCTACTTCAGAGGCAAAAGCCAGGCGGATCCCCTTCAATGACATAATGTCACTTGACGGAGAGGATGCTGTCTTCACGAATCGAGGTGAAATCAGCATTTCTGCAGGAATCGATCCGGCAAAATTGCCCATGACGTAGGAGATCGCCTCGACGATGAGGCTGCGCCCATTCCATCCGGTGCGTCCATAGAGCACGGGAAAAATCTTCTCCGATACGTTGCCGGTGATCGCGTAGCCGAACAGCCTGCGCATATATGAGACCATATCTTCATTGCCAGCAAAAATCTCAAGGAGGGTATTGTTCCAGAGCGGTGCCGGCTCATCGATACCCATGAATGTGATGGGGCTTGATTTGGTGAGGAAATCTCCAGGACGGCCCGGCTTGAACTTCCCCGTCTCCAGATCGATGACGCCGTTCTTGCAGGGGAAGAGCATCGGTTTTTGGTCGAATTCTTCACCGGTAATAGCCAGGGGATTCACGTTTGAATAAGCGAATTCAAGACACGCCCGTCGCCGATTCGTAGTTCGGAGATTACGTATACGTTTTAAAAGGTCGCGTTGCAGTTTTCTCAGCCGGCTAACGGCGCTCTCGTCATCACCATTCATATTGACTATCTGTTCGGAAATCACCCTACATTCGCCGCGGTAAAGATCAACGATTTTTTCCACATCAGCCAATGCTCGCTTCATCCTGTCCAGCTGCCAGTAGTGCCCGGACCACTGATACCATTCACCCGAATTATTACAATAAACGTATTTATCACGAAACAGGGTAGCATAAAGGATACCGTCTCCCAGCTCGTTCCCGACAAGGCAATCATAGAGCAGCTCACTCGTGATCTTCTTGTCTTCTGAAGGAGGCAGATGCGCCGCTTCCTTTTCTACCCTATTCTGGACCTGCTTGCGTATCGAGTCTATGTTGTCAGTCATTCTGCTTCACATCATCCTCAAAAGGTTTGTCGGCATCGTCGGCGAATTCCTGCGTTTCGGATTCTTCTTCTGGGATCGATTCATCGATATCATCAAAAACGACTTCCCACTCTTGTTTACGCATCATCATCTCGGAAAGCCAACCAGTGATTTCCTCATTTAAAAAATTAATGAGTGCGGGGATCTTTTTTTCATCGCCAGTAACCAATCGCACGACATCCGCCGCACGGGTTAGGGCAAATTGTTCCATACAATGTTTAAAAATGGCAGCGTGGGCGGCCAGCTCCATATCAAATTTTGATCTTTCAACATATTTCCCTTCTAATACCTGCAGCTTGAGTTCCGAGATCCGCGCGGAGGCCTCCAACTTGCGCACCTCGGCATATACCTTTTTTTCTACTGCGGTGTCGATTTTCCCGGTCCGAACGCTGAGGCCATCGAGCCTTTTCAAATTGAGCCGTGCGTATTTTATGACATCTCTGAAATGATACTTACCATCCTTCTTGATCCGGAGACGTCCCTCACGAGCATGAAGATAGAGAGAGGACTTGCTTATTTTCCAACCCTCATGCTGCAGCCACTCCAGGACTGCGGCAATATTCGGAAACGTTATCTCATCTTTTGTTTTTTCGTTTTCGTTTTCTTCCATTTATCGCTTGCCTCCATAAATTCACTGACATTAACACCGCTAAAAAGCTTTACTTGCCCTTGGGAAAACAAAGGAATATTCCATTATTCCATCCGATTTTTCCGTTTTTCCGGAGCCGAAATTCGGGGTTAGAATTACCCATGAAACACGAAGCTGCCGGAAGTACCTTTTGACACGGTTCCGACCATTGATAGTTGATTTGAATAAATTGGAAATGCAAAAACCTTCCATATCGAAATTTCCGTTTATTTTACGAGGCTACTATTCTTCTTAAGTATTAAGATATAACCGGTCGTTTTATAAGGAGAATCTTTTATCAAACAATGCGATACCGAATGATTACCAGATCCCCCGGTATGAAAATGGTAACGCTTGCAGAACGGACACCAAAAGCGGCAAGAACACTCTCCATGTGGCTCTGTAATGATAAAGGGTATGGTCCTTCTTTTCGGTGTGCTTCTCATGCTTTGCATTACTCATTTGTTGATAATATCAAGAATAGTTAAACCAGGTGATTCCTTGATCCATCTCTGCATTTCTGATTCGAGAAATACCAGACGACCGCCGACCTTTCTGAATGGGATCTGCCGTCGCAAAACCAAGTTACGAACTGCTCCGGGTGACCGACCTAAATAGTTTGCCGTTTTCTTTACATCCCAGGGTGTGATTTTCTCCTCTGACATAACCAATACCTCCCTGAATTATTTTTTTGAGTACTGGTTAACACATGCGGTATGAGGGGTAAGTTACTTACTCCTCATTTTCTTGATTTTTTTGAGTGGGTTTATATTCTTGGCGAAGTGTTGCAAAACTTATTGTTTTTTCTTCCTTTCTTTCATGTTCATCAATGTAGATTTTTTCAATTTGCTTGAGACAATGTTTTTTGTAATAATTTTCTTCTATATCATCCACCAATAAAACTATTTGATAATTCTTTATTTTTATACTTTTCAATTTCCGCTTTTCGAATTCTTGAATTATACTATCTAATATTTTTTTCTGTCCTGGTTCCTTTTCGGGCTCATTTTTTTTGATTTTTTGATATGTTTTATCGATAAGCTTTTGAATACCCTTTGCTTTTGTCGAATTTCTTCCGCCCTCCCCTTTGCGCCAT